GTACTAGATGGGGAGTTAGCGGTGCCCTGTAACCTGCAATCCGCTACAGCAGGATTGAATTCCTCGCCTAGGTTTTAGTTTGTGTGGTCTGGCCTATGTAAGTGGCGTTGAGAATTGGGTCCCACGCAATGGAGATTCATGAACCTCGTCAGGTCCGGAAGGAAGCAGCGATAAGTGAAACCCTCCATGTGCCGTGGATTAACCTGGTTTGAGTTAACTGCATGGGTAACGCACATAAATTAATTATCAAAGCGTTTCATTTTATCACTTCCTTTATGTTGTGGAAGGTCTTGGATTGCTGTTTCCATTTGAAGATTTTGATTTAATAGTACTCTCATTTGTTGGATTATCATCTGGAGGTCTACCATTTGCGTTTCCACTTTGCGTATAAGCATTTGACGGTGGGTACATGAATTGTTCAGTTTTCAATATCTTACGTTCATACTCAGCTTGGCCAATGACATTTTCATATGGCAATCCTGTAAGTGACTCTAACCAAAATTTAGATATGCCAGTTTGCAAATATAATTCCTTATATTTATCAACATGCTTATCTTTATCAAAAATAGTTGTTCTTGAGAAAATAAATTGACATGACACATTATTAGGTAATATTTGATTGATGTATCGATTGATAATGATTTCAAATTTCTCTAAAACAGTGTATATGTATTGGTAGAACTTTTGACCATTTAATGTTGCTGCACTATAATTCCCACTCGATCCTCCGCCCCAAATAACAGCAGGACTCAGACCTAAATTAGCGTAAATATCATTTTCAATTTTTTCATAAAGTTCTTTTTTAAAAAGTTCAGTATCAACTTTCAATGTATCGAGCTTAAAGAAGTGGGGTAGGGCTATAGTTCCTGTTCCAGAAGTGTCATCTTGATTAGATAAACTTCCACCATTTTTTTTTTGAAACAATTTACTTACTTCTTTAAAATAAGCCGTAATAACTTCCTTTGGAACTGGTTTTTCCCCATTTTTATCTAAGTGACCTGCTGAAAGAATAACAATTGTTTTTAACAATCTATCTGCAACAGATCGTTCTACTCTATCTATGATCTCTTTCTGTAATAACGAAGACCATGCTCCCAAAGTTAAAGGTAGACCAAATGGAACATTTCGATTTGCATCAATGTTAATAACATCAGCATTCTTTAACTCAATGTATTGATAATCTTTACCTTTCTTTTTATAAAGATTATATTTTTCAAGTGTTATTTCTTCAGGTAACGACTCAATGACTGTTAATTTGTCATTCACTGTTTTATGTTTATTAATAGAGCTTAAATCATATTCAACAATCCATCTTCCATTGCGTTGTTTGTTAATACGTAAATCATCTAAATCTAAGAATTGTATGTATTTTTTATTTCTAAAGCAAGATACTACAGTTCCCATTTCCCCAACTTCAAACAATCCATCTCTTACAAAAGTTCTAATATCAATCTGTTTAAGAAAATCATTTACTCTTCGTTCGTACTTTTTAATTTTCTTTTCATCATCAACATCTGACCAAGAAATAATGTAATCTAAAGAGGGAAGTGATTTAAATGTCCTTAACACTTCTTTTATTATTCCATGCTTATTAGTTAGGTACTTAGAGGATTTTTGAATTTGTGATATGTTGGAATAAGGGTTTTGCAAGTATTTATACAGGTCTGACAGTTTTAAATCGTATAATGATGAACCAGAGCCATATTGAGTTATATAATCAGTTAATCCTGCAACTTCAATCCATTCTTTGTAATCATGATCTTCAACCATTTTCAATTATCCTCCTTTCTTTATGTATTTATTAATTTAGAATCCTGATTGCATGAAGAATAAATAGTCATCAATAGAGGAATTTACATTATTCTTATTATCCATCTCCAATTCTTTTATGTAATACAAGGCATATCCCAAACTTGTAACTCGATCTCGTTTAGTAGCTTTAGCAATTCGATTATATAAAATATTGCCATGTCCACTTATTTCTTGCTTAATATTACTCAGTTCTTGCACTAATAAGTCAGAATTAACATGTATCAAGAACTCCTCATTAGAAATTTTACCTTGTTTATTGTCGGCATCAACTTCAGCAGAGCTTATTGGTAGCCTCAGACTTTTATCTTCAAAGCATGTTTTCATATATGTATACATTGTATTATTTAATTGATTGGTTGCTGCTATTTCTCTAATTAAAGGATTGGCATTCTTGATATTAGAATACTTACTATTTCCATCATCGGGAATTAGAGGAGGGTATTCAACCATTTCACCATTAGCATTTGGATGCTCCCATGATTCAGCCAAAAGAGAAGGCAATGCTTCACCATTTCCTCGTACATCTATTACCAGTTTTTTAGTATTATCGAACTTTAATAGTAATTCTCTCAAATATTTAGCTTGATCAGGTAAAGATAATCCATTGTGAGTTTTTATGTACACTAATTCTTTAATAATTGACCCATTAGGTTTTTCTTTTAATTTAATAACAGTTGTACAAGCATTATCACTACCTGCTTTATCTGAGATGGCAACATCATGTGAAATAACATATGAATTAATAGCCTTTTTTGGTTGTCTTATTTCTACTTTGTCTAACGATCTAACATTTTCTGTTAAGTCATAAGGGTAGTAGCTATCATTACTATTACCAACAAATACTGCCTCATATTCATAAGCAAATTTATCAGAGGTCATACTTGGTTTGGATTTTTCTTTAAGAATATCGTCTTCGTAGTAAATACCTGCGTTTACTCCCACTTGATAAGGTAAAGTACATACAAAATATTCTTTACTTCCGCCCATCATACTTTTGTAGTGAGTTACAAATCTATCATATAAATTACAAGTTTTTAAATATGCAGATGATATATAGATTATTTTTCCTTTTTCTACAGGCATTTTATCTCCATAAATCATAGATAAATTAATAACTGTATTTCTCCTAGTCTTAGTCATTGGCACTAAAATTTCAGATATGATGTCATCAGAAACCAAGCGTGCTTCGTCTATTAGTATTTGTGAGAAACGCCATGAACGGGCATTTTCACCATCATGACCTAATACAATAGCACGTATTTCTGCACCGTTTTTAAAAATTACAGAACAATCATCTGAACCAGTCTTAATATTCTCTATTTCTCGCTTAACATTTTCGTTTTTATATAATTCACCTTTTACTTTTTGAACAATTACATTACGACTCTGTTGACCTTTACCTGATGCTATTCCAAGTTTAATTGATGGGTACAGAATTGCTACACAAATGAAAAATACTGCGGAAAGATAACTTTTTCCTAATCCACGAGAAGCAATGAACATTGATTCCTCATGTCTTGCCATTGCTCTAAGTATTACTCTTTGAAATGGATATAATTTCAATCCTAAGATGTCGATAGCGAATTCATCAATATAGTATCTATAATAAGATATGAATTTTACCCACTCTTCAACATCTATCTCTTCCATTTTTGCAGGGTCATAACTATTAGAGTTATCAAAGTCATTATAGGCATTATCGTTATTCTTTCTACTTTTATGACTGAAATTGCTGTAAGATGTCATGTATTACAACACCTCACAAAGACTTAGAAATATGACTAAAATCATCTAAAATTTTATCAATATCATCTTTATTTAACGGTGTATGTTGAGGAATATAAGTCTTATTTTCAACTAATTCAAATACTCGACCGAAACATCCAAGTCCAACTTCGTTTTGTCCACGTTGCGATTCAGAGAATTGCGCTGATTTTGATAGGGTATCAAATACATCTTTGGCATCTTTATACCGTTTATCTGCACCACTAACACCTTCTAATACATCTCTGAAACAGTTATCCATATGCAAACTAGCTTTAGCTATCTTTTTGGCATAATCTTTATGATTTTCAGTGACAATTTTAAAATCTTTATGTAATCCGTTAATATAACCTTCTAAGTATTCTATTTCAGAAGGAGAGTATTCTCCCATCCACTTTTTATTATAGTATTTATTTTCTTTATCATTAAAATCATTAGAATTTTCATCATGGGTTATGTTATTATTTGTAGAGTTGAATTCTGAATCATCCCATGATAAGTTAATATTTTGGGGGAGAGCTATATTCTTCATATATGTTTTAAAATATGTCCAAGAGTTTGTTTTTGACTTTGTTTCTTCAATTGATGCTTCCCATAAATCCTTAATAAAAGGTTTATCTATCATTCGTAAAGCTTTTTTTACTTTTTCCATGTCATATTGATTCTTTGCGGTGGGTTCTACATATTCCCAAACACACTTTTTGCAAGTGTGAACTTTCCCAAAATACCTCATGAAATGTGATAACGAAGAATAATAATCCTCCTGTTTATTTAGCTTTCCGCAAGCACTACATATTATTTTATTAGTAGACAATCATCATCCACCTCATTTCTTTAGATAAATATCATGTTTATTATGTATTAATTTAAATAAAATAACCGTATTAAGTAGTTCTTAAAATTAAGTATGTAAAAATAAACTTTAATTCTAACTTCGAATATTAGAATTCTCATATGTAGTACCTATTTAAATCGAATGTCATATGTATTATATTTTCCATAATTCTCTTCAAAAATTGTAATCAGAGTACCTGCATTTGCTGTCTTTTTAAGCTTCATACTATATTCATTGATTCCGCACATAGAAGGGGATTGCATATACTCGATATTCTGTAAGCCATTCATTCCAATTACCTTATTGTTTAAATGATGTAGGTGTCCAGTCTTAAATAGGTGTACATTAACGTCATAAATCATCATGTAATCTTTAATAGATGATTCTAAATTTTTCTCATCTTGCCCATGTGTAGCTAAAATTTTAGTACCTAATACATCGAAATATATGATTGATTTTGCATCATATACTTGTATTCGCTTGTTTTCACATAATCGTGTTTTCAAATACCAAACAATTAAGCGTTCCATATTTTCTTGAGCAAATTCACCACGAGAGCTATTCAAATATCTATTCTCGCTATGATTGCCTAACACAGAACGATAATCAATAGTCACATATTCAGATAGAGTATTTAACCATTCACTCATAAATTCTGCGAATTGCATCACCTGATCTGCCACACCCAATTGTTGAAACTGTAATTGATTCATATGAATTAACCCATCAATTGAATCCGATAAGTTTAGTACTGTAACATGTGTAAGCTTTTCTTTTTCAATGATAGCAATTGTATGCTCTAACAATTCCCACATTCTACGTTTGAAAATATCCACGCTGTATTCTGCTAATACTTCATTATTAAACCCTAAAATTCTACCTTCACTACCAAAATGTGAGTCTGCAATGTCAATAATAGCTGTACGTTTATGGTTGCTTTCTTGGATCTCAAACTTTGGTACTTGAATAGGGGATAGATTATTAATAGCTTGTTCAATCTTCTCATAAATATTTTCAGTACGGGCTTGTTCACGAATCCACTTATTCAACTCACTCTTTTCTGAAGACAACTTACTGCGTTCTTTTTGCAGTTCTAACTTTTTAATTGTTAACTTATCTAACTCAGAACCAGAAGACTGTTTTGATAAGATATAAGGCTTCCATTTTGCATATTGAGCATAATCTTTACGCCATTTAGATTCAGAAAAATTTAAACCAGATTCCTGATTCAACAGTACAGTTATATCATCTGGACTTAATTCATGGATTGGTACATCTTCAAATAAGCGCACATGATAATCTTCAAATGACTCATCAACTTTACGTTTTAAAGAATAAGAACTCATTTAATCACTCCTTACTCTTCAATTGGTGCAATTTCGTTATCTTCTTTAATTGAAATAGTTACACTTTTACCATTAAAATTAGCAAGTTCTTTGAAGAAGTCATATACGTATTCTGCCTCTTTCGTTACTTCTGTAATAGTTGATAGTCCTTCGTCAAAATTTACATCTAAAATACCCTTGAATCCTACTTGATTAGTCTTCTTAGCCATATTTATATCCTCCTTATATCCTCATCTAATTTTTAATTAAAATTAAAAGGATAGAGCAGAGAAGGGGAGAACCCTACCTCTAACTCTATCCGAATGTTAAATCGTCTGTATTAATTTGCTATGTATTTGGAATTAAGGATTAAGTTGTTTCTTTAATTCAAACTACATGACTCCACAACTTACCACTCTTTATATGTCCTATTAATGTCCTACTGACACCGTACTTTTTACCAATATCAGTCATTGTCATGTTTTTAATGCTTAACAAACTTTTTATTTCTTTTACTTGTACTTCAGTTAATTTTGAACAACCATTTGATTCGCCTTTATAACTATCTTTATATACTAGACTTTTTAATTGATCATTTAATTCGGGCAATACCTCTTTCCAAATTGAACAACGCTTTATTGACTGTACTGTAGAGTAATTTATACCATACTGCTTTGATAATACCTTCATTGAAGTACCTTTGTATAATTCTCTTTTTATAGATTCTACCTCAGATAAATTGAGTTTAGATTTTTGTAGTTTTTCTATTAACTCAAATCTTCTTCCTGTCTTAATAGTGCTCTTTTTACGTTTACTCATTATGTTGTATCCGAACTCAGGATTTTTAGTATTGAATAAATTTATATAGTTGTATTCTAATTCAATCAAATCTTTAACGTCTACTGGATAGTGTAATACAATGAAGTCTAATTGATTTAATTCTATGTAATTCAATTCATTACAATAATGAGTTCCTTTATTAATTTCTTCTATGTGGTTCTTCCATCTACTTATTATGTTTTTAGATGAACCTATGTATGATTTATTATTAACTTTATTTACTACTGAATAAACTCCACTTAATGAGGTGTCATTAATGTCATTCATATATTTAGTAATTTCATTTGTTTGACTAGAATTTAATTTAATCAAAAATTCTTCAACGTTTTTGATTTTTATACACTTTTTACAATAATCTTTATTGAAATGACCATGTTCTAAGTATCTACGATATTCTTTATTAAATATATTGTCACAATAATCACACTTGATGGTAATCAACTTCTTTGAACCAAAACTTAGATTTACTAATTCAAGTTTATCTGTCAGTAATATTATCAACACCCCTTTAAGGAGTGGTGAGGGGAGCACACCCCCTCATTCGTAACCACTTTTTATTATGTTTTTAATTATTTAATCCATCTTTAAGTTTTTTAGCAGGTTTAAATCCTACTGCTCGTTTTTCAGGGATTTCGATTTCAATACCTGAAGCAGGGTTACGACCTTTACGAGCTTTACGTATTTTATTTTCTAATTTTCCGAAGCCAAAGACATCAATATCATTTCCTATAATTAATTGTTCACGAATAACTTCAAACACTGTTTCCACATAAACCTTAGATTGTTTTGAATCCATTTCGAAACCTTTAGCTTCAAAAGCTTCCTTTGTTAATTTACCTAAGTCTGTTACATTTAATTTAGTCATAATAATATTTCTCCTTTTATCTATTTGTATTTTATGTATTTTTAATGTTAAAAAGGGGGGAGTGAACCATTTTTCTTTGTACTTTAGTTTTTTATTCCTTTAGAGAGTATTCTTAAAAAGTACCTATAAACGTTGATATGTCGCTGTTTTAAAGGTATTACCCACTTTTAAATTAGACGAACTTGTTACTATTTCAATGTTTAACTTAGTTTCTATCTCAAACATTCGCCCTAGAACTTCGCATTCTTTCTTTTGTTTTTTCTCTATTTATATTTTTAGCACATTCAGCACAAAACTTAACTCTGTTATTAACTGCTTCAATTCTTACCCCACAACATTTACATTGCTTAGTACCTTTTAAATTTTGTCGAAGGTTTGAAACCAAGATGTCGCCATAACAATCCCATAATGTTGATTTGTTAGGTGATTTAGAATTACCGAATAGTTCCTTAACTAATACATTGACAATTTTTTCTTTATTTGATTCTATTTTTGATAGTTCATTTATGATGTATTTGTTTACATATAATAAGCCCTCATTTCTATCTTTAATATTTGAATTCCTAATTAGAAATTTCTTAGAACGATCTAATTTACGATATGCTTCAATGATTTTTCGATTCGCATAGATAATGTCTTCACTCATTAACATCCTATAATCGAAATTACCTGCAATTGTCTCAAACTTGATATTTCTATTAGGAATAATTTTCCTTAGTCTGTTAACTGTACTTTTTGTAATATCAGAAACATTGTCCTTATCTTTATTTTTAGCTTCAATAAAGAAATAGGGTACTTTACCTTTAATACTAGCTTTAATTTTCTCTTCTACATCCTCTGTTCGCTTTGGCATATACAATGTTTTAGCGTAATCTATTATATAATTGTTTTCAGCAGTAAGCCATTTGACAACATCTAAATCAATTTCTTTATCAGTATTAAATATTTTAGTGATGTTATT